AACGTCACGGCGGCTTCAGGAACCACGCCGACACTGAATGTCTATGTGCAGGATGCCTTGACCCCTGCCAGTGCGACAGACGTTTTCGGGGCAGCGCCAAGCGGAACCACTGTGTTTGATGATTTCGCTTCTTTCACTCAGGTTTCTGCAGCGGGTGATTGGGTGATGAGGATCGACCAGCAAGGAACTTCTGCTGGGGCCGTAATTGCTTCGGCGTCTCTGGCTGCTGGAACCGCTAAGATTGGCCCGATTGGTCTGCTCTGGCGTGTGCAGTGGGTTATTGCGGCAACGACGCCAAGCTTCACATGGTCTTTGACTGCTCAGTTCATCCCGTAAATGCCCAAAAAGTTTGATCTTGAGAAATGGAAGGCCATGCGGCAGGAATGCCGTACTGACCTCTGGCGTCTGTGCCAGGTTTTAGGGTACAGAGACGTTGGCAAGCCGCATATGCGGATGATTCGCCACTGTCAAAAGTTTTTAGGAGGCACTGAGCCACTAAATCAGGTCACGATTAAGACTGGAGCAGGCTATAAGCCTATGGTCCCCATGTGGGAACTGCCGGGGAAACGTAAAAAGCTGCGCTTGGTGACTCGCGGTGGATTGAAAACGAGCATTATCACTCAGGCAGAGAAAATCCAATGGATTCTCAACTATCCAGATGTGCGAATCTTCGCCGGATCTGCTCAACTTGGACGTTCTAAAGACTTTTTACGCGGCGCGAAAGAGCATTTCACTAAAAATGAGCTTTTCAGGTGGCTTTTCCCTGAATATTGCCCGAAAAACACGGAATCAGGAAAGATTGAAGATTTTGGCAATGATGAGCAATTCACGGTTCCATGTCGAAGGACTCCCGGCATCAAAGAGCCGACAATGCGCGCCATTTCTGCTGATTCTTCAGTGGCAGGCGGTCACTATGATGTAGGCGATGTCGATGACGGCGTGGAAGATCAGAACAGCCGCACGCCGGGAAGCATCGAGCAGACGAAGAAATTTATTGCTAGCCTCTGGCCTCTGATTGAAACCAACCCGTTACCTCCGGGACATGGATGGTTTGGGCTAACAGGAACAATTTACAGCTTCTCGGACGCGCATTTCACGATTTACTCGGAGGAAATGAAGAAGCCCGAGGACAAGCGCGAATGGGATTGCCTGTATATCCCCGCTTGCGATGATTGGGCGACATGCTCAACTGCTCTGGATAAGCTTGAGGAGGCGCAAGAAAGCGGATTGCAGGAGCAGATAGACGCTGCTTTTGCGCACTTCAAGGAAGTTGAGAAAAAACATGTATGGTGGCCCCAGCGTATAGGCATTAAACATCTTCGCAAGATCGAGAAAGATCCTGCGCTGGGCCCGTCAGTTCTCTATCCGCAATACCTGTTAAGACCGTTGCAGGACAAAAACGGACTGATTACCTCAAGAGACGACATCAAGTGGATCAGCCGCGCCGAACTGAACAAGCTTAAGCCAAGAATCAACTGGAATGTGACGGTTGACCTCGCCGGCATGGGAACGTCTCAGGGAGCAGATGCGGATTACGACTGCATAAACCTGCACGGCTGGGGAACGGATGGACGGTGCTACTTTGACAAGATCATTTGGGGCAGATTAGACCCCGATACCGTGATTGCTGAGATGTTCCGCCTGTTTGAGTATCAGCCTCGCATCATGTTCTTCAAGGTTGAGGCAGAAGCCCACGCCAGAATATTGCTGCCATTCCTCAAAAAAGAGATGGGCAGGAACGGTAAACCCTATCTGCCGATCATGGAGATTAAGCGCGACAACACCACGTCGAAGGTTCATAGAATTCGCGGCACTCAGCCTTACTGGAAAAACAGCGCTTTCAGGTTTGCAGAGGACATCGAAGCCGAAGCCAAAGAGCACCTGAGTTTAGAGGCTCTGTACTTCCCGAAATTCAATCACGATGACATCTTGGATACGATTGCAGACTCATTGCAGAGTCGAGAAGGAATCGTTTCTGATGTGCAGGCCAATGAAAAGAC